TTGTTTGTGGTTCTCGATATGAATCGATTATATGATCAAATTGAATTATTTTTTTGTGATATGTCTGTTTTAGAGTCTCTAGTTGTATTCCACTAATAAAAAAATTCTTATTGGCCAATATCAAATGTTTGTAATATGCATTTATCATGGCATTGAAATCACCAGCAATTACCACACGATATTGACTAAGATCTACGTAGTCTTGGATAGCCCTCATCATATAATCCAAATGCTTAATTAACATATACATGTGATAATGACCAGCATGGATGTTAATAAAACATAGATTATGATCAAAAATTAACGCATTCCAGGGTCTACCTAATTGGAAATTACCTTTGATATTTTTTATTAGCTTATATGAAGGGTTCCAAAAAGTCACCATTTGTTCGGACCCAGATTGATGCACTGATTTTTTCATGGTCTTTAAGCAACTAGTGTGTTCGATTAATTTTTCATAATTGGATGCTTCTTGTAAGGCAATCATGTCATATGGACAATTTGTATCAATAAGGGTCGCTATATTTGCGATACACTCTCCGAAATATCTATCTTGTCCTGGTATGGTGTTATTACAATATTTCCATTTCTTATTAAGTCCTGTCATAGATTCCCACGATATGTTATATGATAAAATTTTCATAAATATGATATGTATGAAAATTAGATATTTTAATAAACTTCGAATGTTGTTTCTTTGTCTTTTATGTTGTAATAATTATATGGATGCGGACCATATTCATGGTAATATTTGCTATGATTATTTATATCCTTCTCATTAAAATCTGCATTACATTTCGTGATAATTCTAGCCATATATTGGCGCATAATAAGGGTAAATTCACGTAATGATTGATGAAATTTTCGAGTAATATTCTGATCGATGTCCAAATTATATATCATGGATTGTAGGTTATTTTCTGCATTCCTGACAAATCCATTTGCAACTTCTGCATTCTGGGTACAATATATCATCCGATCATTCATAATTTCATCGTATAACTGGATAAAATTATCTACATTCTGGACAATTCCATAAAACGCATTGGGATTGATATAATAGAAATCCCGAATACTGAATAGGAAATCTATCAGATCAGGATAATTATCGATTCTCATGGGTCTGGGAATTATTAATTCAGTTTTGATTTTTAATTCTTCTTCTGTAGACACACGATCGATCTGTTTTCGAGAATAGATAATGTAGCATACTAACAGTGCTATGAATAACAAAAAAATCGTTGTTAAACTAATGTACAGATATTGTGCGATTACTAGGAAGATGATAAATATAATGAGATAGACAACTAAATCGGTGTTTGATATGCGACCCAGAATATTGGTGGTATTTACATCATATTTTTCTAGTAGAGAATCTATTAGTCGATTAATATTTTCACCTCTCGATGACATAGCTTATAAATATGTAATATATTATCTCCTAGTTGTGTATAAAAATTACATTATCTATTTCTATAGATATTATAACATGGACAAACATCAAAAACGTCCAATTGGAACAGATAAAAATATCCTTCATTCGATATGTTTGGACGAAAAAAATATTGATTTGTTAATAGATGAATTACGAGATAATATCAAACTCAATGAAACAACCATCCCTAAATGTGTTACCATGATTAGACGAACAATGGAACAGAATATTGACAGATTATCGCGTCCTCCTAAGAACCGTGATGAATTGCGTGAATTTGTGAATTACCTTAACAAACTATGTGTGGGATCTATTGTAGAATACGTAGTGAAAAAAAATCCCAATTTATATATCAACAAGAAAAAACATCCTAATAAAGAACAAATCAAACGTGATCTAGATGTATATGGAAAACGTGACTGTACTATCTCATCTAGACCGCATACAAATACCACTAAAAGTTATGATCACGAAGATGATGATACAAAATATATCACGAGACGACCAACTAAAACACAACCATCCCATGATGATGAATTTTTAAATATGCAACCGAATGATACTGGTTTCGCAGGTACTGATGGGAGTAGTAGTATGTATGCATCTCCATGGGATAATAATTCGATTACCCAAGTTTCTGGTGGACAAAGTCAATCAACATTTAATAATCCCCATACTCAACGGAATCCAGATGAACTCAGTCAACGATACAATACGCTCATGGAACAACGTAGAAATGATATCAACGGACCCAGACAACCAGAGGAAATTGATTTTACATTAGATGGATCTGGAGATAAAGTACGGCGTGAAAAAATGATGCGAATGCAAGAAACACAACCTGGAAATATGATGGGTGGAATGATGAGCGGTATGCCAAGTGGGATGGATGGGATGGGTAGTATGGGTTCATTCAGTGCATTCGACGATCCATATGCATCATTGCTCGGCCAAGGTGCACCACCCATACAAACACAAAATTTTGGAGGAATACAACCCGGACCAATGATGAGTCCACCCCAAATGTCCAGCCAAAACTACGGACAGATGCCGCAACAAATGCCAAATTACGGGAATGGCACTGGACAACAATATTATAATGGAAATCAATCATCCGCCAAAACAATGCAACTAACCAATGATCTAGAAAGACATTTGGCAGAAAGACAACAAATTGATATTGAAACAGGACAACCAGCTAGTAGTGGGAATAATGGGTCAAACCAGTATGGAATGGGTAACCAGAACCAATATGATCCAAGTATGATGCAAAATCCTGGGATGTCCATGATGCAAAACCCCATGATGCAAAATCCTATGATGCAAAATCCTGGAATACCAATGATGCAAAATCCCATGATGCAGAATCCTGGAATGCCCATGATGCAAAATCCCATGATGCAAAATCCCATGATGCAGAATCCTGGAATGCCCATGATGCAAAATCCAGGAATGCAAAATTTTATGATGCAATAAAGACGTTTATATCAAATATAAATAAATCATCATTGATTTATATTTAGGAATGGATTATCGTCTAAAACTTAGATCGGAAGTATTATCTGAAAAAAACATTAATCAATTAGTGGAATCTATTTTGAGTAATTATAGAATTAGTCAAAAGGCTATTACAAAATGTATCAATATTGTCATTAATAATATGACCAAATATCTGACACATTTATCGAATTATCCCCAAAATGATCAGGAATTTGTGTATGCGGTAAATTTTCTTAATACCAGATGCTATGATGATTTTATTAAATATTTGGAAACCAGATATCCGGATATTGATTTGAAAAGGCATCCCGTCATAACAGATTTGAAACAGCCTACAAAGGATGCACATGCTACAGGAGCATCAAATATGGAAATTAATAAATCACATAAAGTTATCAATCATGAACCGGAAATTACCAATGTCATTGTAATTAGCGAATCTGAAAAGAATGAACTGTTAAAAAAATATCAGATGAATATTCCACCGAAATCGTTGCCTAGTCAAGATGATCTTCTTTATTTATTATCAAATCCTTACATTATGCAATTATTTTCGACAACGGTAAATCATATCCAAACTCCTAAAAATATTCCAATTGTATTTGATTCTATTTTGTCAAAAGATGATGCTAATGTACTATTAGCTAATAATATTTCGATTTTACAATCATCCTTACCAGATATATCATCTAGTCCGAAAATATCAGAATCGGATAAAGATGTGCCAAAAGAGACAATACCAGATCCTCCTAAAATTGAGAAACATTTGGATACTCCACCCAAAGAGGATGTCATTAAATTGGATATTACTAAAGGTCTAACGAAGGAAATGTTACCATTAATTGAAGCACGAGTCAAGGAATTGATTGCTTTACAGAATGATACCAATGATCTCACCATCAAGGAACAATTCGATGATGAAAAGAAAAAAATTCTGAAAGCTGTATATGAATACAAACAGAACTTACATAACGCCATCAAGGAGGATACCAAAAAGATTAATAATCTAGGATATGTCATTAATGATAATGATAATATGGCATCGTTGGATCTCAAGTTTGATCCCACCAATGATCATAACGATATGAAAAATATCGTTATTAAATCTAAATCGGATAAAAAAATAGCAGATATTACATTGAAAAATTATTATTTCCCATTTAATGAGAACAATGTTACACGATTCAATAATAAATTCACTGTCTATTTCAATAATAAATTATTCAAAATAAATATTCCACCTGCAAAATATGATGTAAATACTCTGTTAAATTATATCAAAAGTCAAGCTACTTTTCTGGATTTTATGATTAGTGACAATATCATCACTATTAAAAATACCATGAGTATGAAATTCGATCTGATGATAGATGATGATTCTGTTTATAGTATGCTAGGATTTACGAATAAACCATCTACCTATCGGGAAAATTTCTCATACACTGCATCTGGAAAATACAATATGACATGTAATGAAAAAATCTATTTTTCGTTGTCTGGAACATCCATGGAACCCATGTTAATGGAATTTGATAAACTAGTCGAACCGAATATTTCCTTACGGAAAGCGAAAAACGGAATTAATATCAAACAAATCACATTAAGTTTCACAAATGAAGTGGGACAATGTTATGATTTTATTATGCCATTTAATATGTTTCTGCAAATTACTTATCTTGAGAAATAGGATTAGCTGGATCACATAATTCATTTGGTTCAAACTTACTCGGATGATTATTAAAATATACATTTCGGCATGAATTTATGCCAGAAAAATTTAAGCTATGCGATACAATATCATCAAACGATTCTCCAGATAATTTTCTAATCAAAAAGTTACATGAATAGACACCACATTCAGATCCATCAGTTTGATATCGATTGGAATTTGTTTTTAATGTGATATTTTTCCCAGTTTTGTCTTTGTAATACTTAGAAAACTTATCGATTACATTCAAAATGTTTCCCATCGGTTTGTTACCCATCGAGTCACAAAAACAAACTTCTCCTGTTTCTGAATTAATATATAATGCAACCCAATGAGATCCTGGTTGGCCATGTCTATCTAGGTTAAATATTACTCCATACTGTTTGATATTCGCATCACTAAAATCTATTGAAAACAAACTGCAAAAAGCATATTCATCGCAATCCAATGGCACTGCACCTAAAAACTTAAAATCATGATATTTATTTTGGTATGCATTCATAATGCCATCAATATCACTCGTACTAAGCCAGGTAGTAGATCCTTTTGGCCCACTCGGACGGTATATCTCATTGGATATATCTGTATACATTTCTCTGACGATATCTTTCATGAATTCCTGTTGTGTCAAGCATTGATCGTCACCATTTGAACATTGTGTTTTAAATCTATCCCGTAACGTATCCAATAAATATTTCTTATCACCATCTATTTTGATATACAAGTATATATTAGTTCCATTGATCCGATCAGGATGCAAATTATTTTTGCTAATATGACGGTTATATGCCTTTGCCATTTCCAATAATTGTTCCGTAGTAAAACACGTATTATTTTGGCTATCATATGGTCCATTTTTACAGTTATTTTTTGATGCCATTATTTATACAAATTAATAAGATTATTTTATGGAATATGAATTCCATAAAATAATTATTTTTTTCCAATCGATGATATACATCCGATGGAAAAATGATGCCAATCATTTTTTCCAATCGATGATATACATCCGATGGAAAAATGATGCCAATCATTTTTTCCAATCGATGATATACAATCCATGTTTCCCTTTTGTAAGACAACTAATCGATTCAATCACCATAGTAGTTTGGTTGTAGTCAATCACGCTTTTGTTCTTCGTGAAACATTTGTTCTTCAACCCTTTACAAATTTCATCAATTAGATATGCGCGGTTATCATTAACCTTTTTTTTATCCAAATTATCGTTGTATGGTATCTGTTTGATAAATTCATTAATTTTAATCACTTTATGTAATTCTCGTAGTTTGTTCCATGGTCTAGAAAAAGTTACTTCATCAATATCTTTATTATAATCATTAATTACCATAGTCTTGAATCCATAATTGCTTCCATACATACTATAACTGGATTGGGGTTTGGTAGTAGATATTGGATGAATGCCGAGTCGGCCTTTCAAGTAGGTAATATAGTCACAGAATGGATGATAATCGACATATTCACTATGTGTCTCATAAAAACTAAGTTCATTATTGATTTTTCCAACAACTTTATTTTCACGGAATTTATAATAATCAAACTCAATGTCCATTGATATATAATATCATTTGTTGTTTATATGTATTGATTAGCGTAAATTAATCATTTTTTTTGGTATTCAATATATATAAGATGAATAACAGAAATTCAAAATATCGTGCACAATCCGGAAGTACTGATCAGATACACCAAAATAATGCAACTTCGAGTATTAGCCAGGGTCGACCGTCATCTCAAGTTAATCCATTAGATAATTTATATCAACCAATGTTCCAACAGAATCCGCCATTTTATCAAGCACCAGGAATTCCTAATCCATTGAACATTGGAAATACTCTCCCTAATTACGGAAATTATAATACAGCATTTGCACCCACCCCAGAAATTAAATTTAATGGTGTACAACCCAAAGGTATGTTTAATAACAATGGATTTGTAAATCGTGGTGGCCTACTTCACAATGATCTATATGATATCATCTTGAATGAAGAAATTCGAGAATATTATGTATTGATTGACAGTAAAGATAGAAATTATCAAATGTATCCTAATCCGTTTCAATACAATGTCCAATTCTCGCCACTTCCTACATCCAAAGGAAAGGTTAATGGAAAAAAAGTTTCCTATGAAATTCCAAATCCAACAATCAATGAAGCATTCACCAATGTTAGATATATCGTATTAGAAAATGCTGTTTTACCAATTTATAATAAAGTACGTTCGGTTAACAAAGAAATTATTGATGAAGGTGCTATTCGAACAGTGAAAGATTGGAAAGTAAATATTAATAGACCATTAACAGAGAATTTATACGTGGTATTAACAATTGGAGAATACAATGATATCAACATGCGATCCACTAATGATGTTCTATCGGATAGCTTTGCTACAATCTATTATGATTACAATATCAACCAGACACATTATATGGGGAATTCAAGTAATGGTATCAAAATATTCCGACCAGATCAATTGGGTAATATTACTAATTGGACAATCAGTTTTTCTGATCCATATGGAAATATTTTGGGATGTCCTCATGTGGATAAAAACATTAAATCTAGTATGGAATGCATATGTGATGATGATTATGAAGACCCCGATTGTTATCGACATAATTTATTCCATTGTATGAATCCTATTTATCAACATAATTTATGTTTCCGTGTTGGTGTTGTTGAACCTAGATTGAATAAGATGGTTTTTAGTTAGATAATTTTATGATCAATAATGATCATAAAATTATTTGTTAGCATAATTACGTTTATTCCCATATCTCGCTCGCATCGCTTCTTTTTTCTTGTTGAATTTCATACGCCATTCATTGTCTTCTTGATAGAGTGGTTCATATTGGCTTTTTTTATGGAATTCCAAATAATGCTTGTTCACTCGTTTGAAGATATCTGCTGATTTATCAGGACCTTGTTCTTTGATATATTTTTCGATATTATCCAGTTTGTCTTCATGTTCTCGATAAAATTCCACGTATTTCCAAAACTGTTCTAACATAGGTATTTTACTCATCATATATTCCGTATCTGCCTTGATCAAATGACAGGCAACTTTGGCTAACTTCCAGTAAATAACACGATCAATCATATATTCTTTGGATAACTCATTCGAACTGAAATTGATCACTTCATTTGCAATCCATTTTTCAGTTTCATCTCGTGTCATATGCAATTTTGGTGGATACAGATATTTTCCATTATACAAGCACATTTTTGGATCATCATTGATCATCTTCTTGGGTAGTAATTGAATAATACATCCTTTTTCCAGATTCGTCTGTTTCGATAATCCTGGTAGTTTAGTTTGTGAATCCTTCAGAAAATCCTCATATGATGCATATTCTTCCATTTTGCATTGTAAAAAATCACATTCATCCATCTTGGTCACAAACATCTGTGTCAGACATTGCAAATAGTATTGTCTAGGACAGATATCACCATTTAAATTTCCTGTAGTCAGAATCTGTCTCGTTTTTGGAAACTTGATTTCTAATAATCGACCCACCAGTGTCGATACTCCCTTCCCATCCTTAGTCGTCTTTTCACAAATACCATCTGGACTAGCCCCAATGAATGGATAGGTATCATCTTGTAACAGTCCATATTCATTCATATCAATATTATTTCGAAATGCATAGTACATACTACCAATCTCTTCATACTTCTTCCCATGATGTACATTCTCATTTTCCACAAATGGAACTCCGCGAAAACATTTATCCATTAATAACTCTGCTGGATACTTATATGGATCCTCATCTAATACGGTGGCAATGGCAGTTGCCGTGATACATTTCGTACGTTGTTCTAACCATTCTACTGATTTTTGTTCAGCTTGTGGGATCTTTTTGATTTCTACAATCCGTTTTTGACGACGAAGATATGTTTCTTCGGTGAATTTAGTGTGACCATAATCATGTTTGTTACTGACTAGGTCTAATGGAGAATTTAGAGCAACATTTTCTATCTTTGATGATGTATCTGAAATATCATCTAATAGATTATTATCAAATGGCAAATCTTCTGATTCCGAAGAAGACGATGACTTATGTTTTTCATTAGATGATGTTTCAGATACATCATCTAATAGGGCAGTGATAAATGGTAGATCATTTGATTCTGACATACAGTGTTCATTCGGTGACACATCCTTGCTGAAAACATATTTTTTTTCATATTTACACTGTATCAGAAATTTTACCATCTCACGGAATTTAGGCTTCTCTAGAAATTTATGATTTTTGTACAGGGTATTCGTCATATCATTTATGATATCTGACATATTAGAAAGATTTATTTCCGGTAGATAACAGATTATGTTTTCTACATCATTACTATATTGTGTTAGGGCATCCATATTATTCTCTATTAATATGTTATTTTTATATGAGATAACATTTTATGTTCTCTATGAACATGGACGAAATATATGATAGCTACATAAAATAGGAAAAACTCATCATACGTATCGATAATAATATTAAATTAATATTCATATCATAAATTTTCTGTATGTTCAATAACTGGTATATCCAACACATCTGTCATGATATATGTGTCTTTATCCAGTTTCATAGCGATATTATCTACAATTTTAACAAAACCAACTGGGTAATGAGTAACAAAGTCATATATCATACCAGATGTTGGATAATACCAGTAGGTATCCGGTTGGGAATACTCTAGATTTCCATTTTTTGATATTTTTTCATAGACTGCTTGGATTTTGATTACTTTAATCCGTTCTACTTTGGAATTCTTTGCACCCAGACCAGAATCATATTTGGCATCCTCTTTAATATCTTCCCGATAAGCCGGTCCAACATTGTTACCAATAATAGATGATTCTGGAAATTTAAAACAAGTGTATGTTTGATTCATCATATTATGTGCTCTGAATAATTCACAATCAATGGCAGTTTCTCGCAGAGGTGTTAAAAAAGATTGTATCAAATTATCTTTCGCTTTGGCAAGATCTTCAATGTGTTCATCTGTGGTAATACGAACGGTATCGTCATCATCCACTTTTTTTGGTTTTGTAACTTTATAACGATAAACATTTACCACGCGTTCCTCCATAGGGAGTTCCTTATGACTGCACTGACGAATACCACGACCAACAACTTGCTCTATTCGAACTTCTGTCCAATATGGCTCCAAAATATGTTCTTGTCTGATATTATATAACTGGATTCCTTCCGTAGCAGATGGTGATAGCATGATTACTTTACATTTATTTCCACGAATATTATTAGAATCATTAAACATAGTTTTAATTCGTAGTCGTTCTGCTGGATCAATTCTACCATGGTATTCACAATAACCAAAATTTTCATTAGATAGTGTATAATTGTTAAATCCAACTAGTTTCAAATAAATTCGCATCATATCAATTCCCTCCATCACCACATAATTGGTATAAATCATTACTTTACCTGGCGATAGATATGTATAAAATGCGATTGCTGTCATTTTGGGAGACGAGTTATACATAGCAGTGAATAATTCTGATTTTGGATAATCAGAATTCAAGAATAAGAGGAATTTTTTCTGGTATTTGGTTTCAAATCCATCCTTGAATTCATTCAAATCATCAAATATAGTATGACCTATTTTTTTATCATTATGATGAATGTCAAAGAAATATTTTTCTGTTTCTGTAATAAAATTCTGCAATGCTTCTAGATATTTTTTGTAATTTTCCTGTTCAGTTTCTTTGATATTAACAACTTTTCCTTTTTCTAGATTGACGACAGCCTTGTCACTGATTCGAAAAGTGGATGGTCTAGGACGTAATTCACCGGCGACATGGGCATTGACAGATGGAAAGACAAAATTAGACGCTTGTCGAGTGTATGTTCGGTATAACTGGGATGATTTTCCATATCGTTTGGCACGTTTTTGGATTTCTGCTTCTTTTTTCTCGAACACTCTATAAACATTGTATTGATAGTCAGTCATCGGTAGATTCACGTATTCGAGTTCTTGTTTAGCGTACAAATCTGGGGTAGCTCCGATATAATAGGATACTAGACCAGTGATTCTTCTAGAAAACATATTTTTCTTTAATGGATTCAGAATAGGATAAGCAGATTCTGTGATAAATAATCTACTGAATTCTAGTTCTGAATTAGGAAATATCCCGGGCCGTAACATATTGAATAATAACGAAAATTCAAATGGTGTATTTACACCGGGTGTCGCCGAAATAAGTACTACTTTGGTATCTTTATTTTCACGTTTTTCTCGAACAATATATTCATAAATTACTTGTGCTCGCTTTCCTTTTTTGGAATTAATATTGGAATACACATTTCTGATAAAATTATGGACTTCATCAATGATATAGATAGTCGGATTACTTGTATCGATTTTTTTAATTTCTTCTATAAAATCTCTGTCTGCATAGGGTGAATCATAATGGATAAAATGAAGTCGCTTGAATCTAGCAGTTTTTGTAATGTTTTCATTTTCTTCATCTGGGTCACGATCTAACCACTGCTTCAAATCCTTCATCCATGGATCATCACGTAATGCGGCTTTAATCAGGACTACAAAATTAGCATTATGATCGTAGTTATACAAGATATTGAGAATATTAATAGATATTGCCGTTTTTCCGGATCCAAGGCCATGATATAAGAGTATTTCATTGTAAGGACCATTGGGATCTAAATACTTGCCAATGAATTCTTGATATTTACGTAACTCGAGTTTAGTAGCTACATTACACGGATCTTCGTTTTCACCTCTAATGATTACCGGCAATTTGTATTTCTTAAAATTTTTCAAAATCCATGTCGGAAACAATCTACCATTATTTTTTATGTCAACATATTGATTTCGTTGACTCGAATTGTCTGCATTACTATGACCTGTAATAGAATTCGACATTATCGTTATAATTGTATGAGATATTTTTTGATGATATAAGAAATGCAATCTTTTAAAGATTTCGGGAATGTTTGTATCGAAGATACCAAAATACTAAAGATACATAATTTGTGTACTCAATATTTTGTCATCGAAATAAGCTTTGTTTTATTCAAGAAATCGCAAATATACACAATAATGTCGTTCATTTTATTGGAATGTATTAATTTCAAGAGATCTGGCTGGAAAACAGATATTTGTTCTATGGTTACAATTTGTTTAAACATAAGTAATATTTTTAAACAAAACATATTTTGTATTTTTTGATCATTTCTGGATTTATATCACCAGAATAGTCTTTAGATAAAATTAAATGAGTAACACTCTCTGGGATGATATCTTTGATTGGTTGATCAAACCAATATCCAAATGTTAAATGAGTAACACTCTCTGGTATACTATCTTTGATTGGATGATTAAAACCACCTCCAAATGTTAAATGAGTTACACTCGTTGGTATACAATCTTTGATTTGTTGATCAAAATGCCATCCAAATGTTAAATGAGTTATCCCGGGACGTATTACACTCCCTGATATGATATCGTTGATTGGTTGATTAAAACGCCATCCAAATGTTAAATGAGTGACCCTTTTTGGTATGCTATATTTGATTGGTTGATTAAAATACATCCCAAATGTTAAATGAGTGACACTTTCTGGTATGCTATCTTTGATTGGTTGATTAAAATAATCTCCAAATGTTAAATGAGTCACCCTTTCCGGGATGAACATGTTCGTCGAACCCGAAGGATTTGACGACATGATCACACTCTCTGGGATGCTATTTCTGATTGGTTGATTAAAATCATCTCCAAATGTTAAATTGGCAATAAATTTTGGAAAAAAATGTATCTCAAGAACCATAATATTAGTAAACCTATCAAAATACCAAAGATGTGTAATTTTAGAAATCAATATTTGGCCATTGAAATAAACTTTGTTTTTTAATAGATGCGCACTAGTAGACATAGATAACAGGGATATCTTATCTGTGTCATTCAAGAAATCACAAATATACGTAATAATATCGTTCATTTGATGGTAATATATTAAGTACATACATTCTAAACCATTTATTTTTCATTTTTATAGAGTTGGTAAATTAATATAATTTGTTTAAACATAAGTAATATTTTTAAACAAAACATATTTTGTATTTTTCGATCATTTCTGGATTTACATCACCAGAATAGTTTTTTGATAAAATTAAATGAATCACCCTTTCTGGGATGATATCTTTGATCGGTTGATCAAACCAAAATCCAAATGTTAAATGAGTTACACTCTTTGGTATGCTATCTTTGATTGGATGATTAAAATCAGATCCAAATGTTAAATGAGTGACACTCTCTGGTATACTATCTTTGATTGGTTGATCAAATTTCCATCCAAATTGTAAATGAGTCACCCTTTCAGGGATGAACATGTTCGTCGAATCCTTCGGATTTGACGACATGATCACCCTTTCAGGGATGAACATGTTTGTTGAATCCTTCGGATTTGACGACATGATCACCCTTTCAGGGATGAACATGTTCGTCGAATCCTTCGGATTTGACGACATGATCACCCTTTCAGGGATGAACATGTTTGTTGAATCCTTCGGATTTGACGACATGATCACCCTTTCAGGGATGAA